ATGGCAAACAAAACACAAAACATCCACAGTTTTAAGAGAGGTTATGGCCTTGTACCGCACAAGGACATTCGCAAAGCAAGGGAAGATATTAAACAAGCTCTGGGAATATCATCACGTTCACAGTGGTATCAGCGTTTAAGCGGGAACATTATCCCAAATGTGGAAGAGAAAGCATCTATTGAAGGAATATTTGCTAAGTATAAGGTTAAAAAATCTGATGTTTGGGGGGAATAGCCATGAATGCCGAGGCCAAGTTAACAAGAAGAGAAACACAGGTGGGGAAACTAATTGCTTGGGGAGCCTGCAAGAAAACAGTTGCCGACCGGTTATATATATCGGTGCATACGGTTGAAAATCATGTTCGCAATATTTTTGAAAAAACAGAGTGCCGGAGCGTGAATGAATTTTCTGCCTGGTATTTCTGCAAGAATTACGGCATTAGTATGGAGCTTTCACCACTTCGCAATGTGATTGCAATATTATTACTCTCTGTTTATTTATACGGTGATATCTCAAACACCTTAGATCAGTTTACCAGGCTTCGCACACATAGAACAACAATTGTTGAGCGCAGCAGAATGAGATCCCGACGTGATGACAAAAATTATTATCCCGATATATCATGATAGAGCATTTATTCAATTTTATTTTCACCATCGAAGAGCGCAAAAACATCAGGGCTAGATCCGGTAAGACGGAACCGTGGAATACCATGAGAAAAGCCTGGATATTATTCGCTTACATGAACGATTACAGCACTCGCGATATAGGCTGGTGCACAAACAGAAATAACAGACAAACACGTTATCTGCTAGAGAAAGCAGAAGAATTATACAGCGTTAACGATAGAGAATTACACATTTATATAAAGCAGTATGAAAAAAAAGTGGCAAATGCTTGTAGAGTCGGCTCAGAAGTTAATTGATGATGATGCTGCAGTGATAAACGGCCTAAGAAATGGGCCGGATGTAAATAAAATACGTAAGACATTTCAGAGCAACGTAAAGTCATTGAGCAAACAGATAGAAGAGTTCGGCATGTTTGTACCGGATCCGGAACGCGACGAGATTACAATGCCTTTTGATAGTGTAGAATTTACTGAAGCATGGAACGATTATAAGGAATTCCTATTCGATGTTTTTGGAATAGTCCTGGTACCGGTAGAAGAACGTCGCAGGCTCAACAAGCTTTTCAAGCTCTCAAAAAAGAATGAAGAAACGGCACTTGAATTCATCGACTTCTATATTACCAGCCGTTATAAATCAATTTTCGCTCTTAAAGACTTCCAGGTAAATAATGATAAAGATGAGCCGGGAGATGATGCACCGATAAAAGATGAAAAATTCACATTAAAACGTAATACTATATAACCATGCTAACAGAATTGAATAAAGAAACACACGTGTTCCTGAAAAACGATGACAGTTTTACAACAATTTCGAAACGTCCTACTGACGAAAATTACCAGGTATTTACAACTAAAAAGATTACCTCTCAGATGGCAGATGATATCAACAGCCTTTATAGCGCAAATTTGGAGGTTACCAGGATAAACTTTGACCAGGGATTTCTAATAATTAGGCTAAAGAATAAATCATCCTATAGGCACATAGTGAAAGCAGTTAAAACAGTATTGTATGGCAAAAGTTAATCCAAATATCAAGCGCAGGTACAACTTATGTTATCGTGCCAGGAAGAAAGGATATAGGATAATAACACCGACTCGCACCATCTACCGGCCTAATGAAATAGACAGCAACATAGAGAAACAATTATATGAATTTGGATTCGCAGTACAACTAACAATTTACGATCATGAGTGATTTAAAACAGCAAATATTTGACAAATACCCAAGCTGGTCTGCATTTCTTCAGGACCAGTCACCTGAACAACTGATAGTGAATTACGACTTCGTGAATAACTTCAATGATGTGTACACTACCTCAGATATTACTCTTAAATTCCTTACAGAATTATACAAGCTGAAGAAATCTTATGCCGGTTACGAATACCTTGAGAAATGGCTGAATTTTCTAAATGATTTTTTGAATATCAATAAAGGTCTTTCGGCCGGAGTAATCAAACAACTCTCATATATCTTGTATGCAAAATATAGTCATTTCAGACTATCAGATATGAAACTTCTTTTCAATTACATCCTCGATTCAAGATACGGAACATTTTACGGATCTATAGACACGCAGAGAATTGCTTCAAGTTTTTATGAGTATAACCTTGAGAGAAAAGATGCATTCCTGAAGATAGAGGCAAAAATCGCTGAGCAAGAGAAGAAAGAAGAAAGAGACAGACCGGTTGGATTGCCTGACTTCTCAAAATATCCAAATTTGGCACGTTACTTCAATAAACCTAATGCAGATTTAGTTGACGACCTGGCAAAATCGAAATCGGTATGATACTATCGCTCACATTATTCTGTACAAATGTTCCTGAATTTAAGGTCAGATATCACAAGGCATTTCACCTTCACCAGATGCTTGAAAGATTTGACAGGTTGAATGTGAGCACAATTGAGTTCTATGACATTCTAAGATCAATTAATGATCACGTGAAAGCAATTGACAACTATTATCGCAACTCTGATTCAATCACAACAGATATATCGTATTTGAATCCAGGACCAACTCACATGATAGAGTTCAGATTAAACACATACAGATCATTATTAATTGCAAAGCAACATTACACTTAACTATTTTTTTCATGCAACAGCCTAAGCTGTGAAGTTTGGGCTGTTTTTTTTAAAGCAACTAACTTAAAATTAAATCTTATGAGCACTCAATTATCTTTTTTAGAACCGGTTATAACTCGCAGAACATACGTGAGAGACCGAAGCGGCCGTTTCGCTAATAAACAACGGCTGGAAGTTGAAGAAGCAAAGCAAAGTGCTGTACACTACAGGCAAATGTACGAAGCGGAAAGGCGTAAATTATTGCCGATCCTAAGACGCTTAATCAGAGCAGAACGAGAATTACATAACTTAAAAAATAGATATATATGAAAACAATAAAAAGATTAAAAGTAGAAGTTACATACAATATAGAATTATTGGATGTAGAAGTTCCAGACGAAGTATATGAAGTTCTTTCATCAGAAGGTCAAGTTGGAAGTGGCATATACCCTATGAGTGGTAATGAAGAAGTTGCATTAGAATGGCTTGGAGAAAATATTCATGAGGCAGATGCACTTGATTGGGAGTATGAATATGATGGAATTGATTATAACAGCTATGAGTAAAAAAATTAAATACGAAGTAATTAAATGCCCAGCTTGTAATGCTGTTCAAGTGGCAGAAGCTGTTGAATCATGGCCTTGGTGGGGTTATGTTCATAATTGCCAAGAATGTAATTATACAATAATGGAGAGCGAATGGGATGTTGCGGAAGAGTGCAAAATTTATCTTTCAGGCAAAATAACCGGACTTCCACAACAGGAGGCAATTGATAATTTTAAACGCGTCGAAATAAAGCTTCTACATGAAGGGTATCATGTTGTAAACCCTATCAGAAACGGATTACCTGAGGGTACAAAATGGAATGTTCACATGAAAGCGGATATTAAAATGATGATGGATTGCCACCTTGTTTATATGCTGGATAATTGGAGAAGTTCAAAGGGAGCTCAAATTGAAAAGGAGCTAGCAGAAAGTTTAGGATATAAAATTATTTACCAATAGTGTCATCATGAACGCAAAGCAATTTTTCAAAACAGTAGTCAAAATGAGAGAAGCGCAAAAGCTTTATTTCAAAACAAAATCATCAATGAGCCTTAATGATGCTAAAGAATTGGAGAGAATCATTGACAAAGAAATAGAGCGTGTGAATGACTTAATAAATAAGAAACTTAACCCTACAATTTGGTAACCATGGCAAAGAAAAAAGGAGGTTTTACGAACAAATTTGAAGAAAATGCGCTCCGGGAGAGCGCTTTAATTATTTCTGAGAAATCACAAGGAATGTTCAGTGATCTGGTGCCACATCGGATAAATGCAACCACTATCATTCTGATAAATCCAAATATAGACAGAGACAAACAGGTGAAAAACTACCTGGCTAAACTAGAAAGCAATAGACTTAGATATTAAAATAAAATGAGCATAATTAAACTACCTGAGATTAACGCCGGTGCCCTGGAATTCGTGGATGATCGTATACAGGACATTGTAGACACCATTAACGAGGCATTTGTTGTGAGGACATCATGTCTGGATCCAAGTAAATTTAGCATTGAAAGTAAAGATAAAAGCAGATACCGGTACAAGCCCACAATGGACACCTTATATCTGTATTTGAAAGGTATTGGCAAATCAGTATCTCGCACAGATTTACGCATACTCTTGAGAGATCAGAATTACTTTGACCAGGAGAATCCTGTTCTTAATTATTTTGACTCAATCAGAGGCACGTACAAGGGCGAAAGCCACATCGATAGGCTTTGCCATCACATTACACCGCGAGTGTTCGATAAAGAGCCTGATTACTATCGTGAGCGTATGAATCATCTAATAAAGAAGTGGATGGTTGCAAGCGTGGCCCAGTGGAAAGATGGTTTCCCTAATTCTGTGGCACTCGGATTCATCTCTATGGAGGAATATATCGGGAAAACATTTTTAACCCGCTATTTCCTTCCTGAAGAGCTTGAAGGTTATTACGTACAACCTGAGAATGACAGCAAATTTTCACTCTCTGATGTATTCACACGCTATCTGATCGTTTGTTTTGATGATCTTGTAGGTATCAATAGAGGCGTGTCCAGGATAGAAGAGTTTAAAAAATACACAAGATCAAAAAGGATCCTTGTACAGAGGCGCAATGATGAATTCCCTACCGAGAGGCCACGTGTAGCAGTAAACATGTTTACAGCCAACAGGACGGCCGAAATGGGCGGCTTTTTAAGTCAACATCATGGTACCAGCAGATTCGGCACAATAGAGATCGATAAGATAGATAAACGCTACTCACAACGAGTTAAAGTTGATCAGATGTGGGCAGAAGCACTTATGCTTTACGAAAATTCAGAATTCGATCCTTTCTACAGTGATGAATATATTGAAGAACTGAAAGAATATAACAATCGGTATATGATACAAACAGATGAAGAGAAGTATGTGAAGCTTTATATCCTTCCTCCGGACGATTCTGAGGAAGTTGAAGATGAAGAAGCAGATTGGTTCACCGCCAGTGAGATTGTGAATCGTTTAAGGCAGGAAAGAAAGATTCTGTCGGCCGATCGAATGAGAGTTACACCTCAGACAGTAGGGAAAGCATTAAGTTCTTTAGGATTTAAAAAAGAATCTAAGCGCGGACCAAAAAAGGATTACCCCGAGTATAAGTATAGGGTGAAATTTAATTTTTAATGATTATGGATATGATGATGGGTGATGCATGTATTATATATATAATATACTTATTATTAGATAGTTATAATAATATATATTTTTTTTATGTACGTAAATATTTTATTTGCAAAAAAAGTTCACTACTTACTACAACCACTTTCAAATCTTTTACAGGATTATGTTTGCGATGTAGTAGGCTGTTTAAACAAGTTACTACAAAGTTACTACATTTTTTCAGGTGTTTGTTTGCATACTTAAATATAAATGTCTATATTTCAATTAGATATGTATGTTGTAGTATGTAGTAAGTAATTTAAAATTACGAGAATATTATTTTTTTTCACTGCTTATGAATGACAATAGACCATACATTACAATCAACTTGAAACCAATTTTGCACGACTTCATGCTGCACGAATTTAATAGCACTGAAGATGGCGCAATCCTGCTAACAGAAAGGCACGACATAGGGCGTTACATTAACACCATGTGGTCGGTATCCGACAAACCGGTTAAGGAAAAAGAGTATATGTTTCCGGTGAAGATGATCATCCCACTCAAGTCAAATAGTGCCTACATCCTTAAGTATAATTTCATTCATGTTACTACATGGAAGCACGTACAAATTATCAACTACATAGAGGCAGAATTTCAAAGGAGAATTAAAGATTACTTCTCTATCGGATATGAAAAGAAATTCAAGCAAGTTGACATTATTAATGGCTTCCTGCAGGCTTATAACATCAAGAATAATCAATTGAATTTCGATCAGGTTAAGAAATTAGATTACCGGAATCGTTACAGATTTCGCGAATCTATTGCAAAATCAATAGAATTATCTATAATTCAATGAGTTAAAAATAATTTCACTGAATTGTGAAAATAATCATACAAATCAATTAATAATTTCACTGATATGAAGCGTAGCAACCAGGATTTAAGGAGTAGCATCTGTAATATATTTTACAGCAATGCAAGTGAATGTTCGATGATAGATGTTCCGGGGATACCTTGGGTTCAAGTGATCACAAGTTGGGAACCGTTGAATTACATGAGTGCTGAGCTCAAAGAAGAGGAGCCTATAAAAGGAGAAATGATCAATCAGGAAATCAATATTCGCATCCTGGGCAAAAGTGCGGAGATTGATCAGCAGCTTAACGAACTTGTTTCAAAGCCTGTCATTTTACTACTAGTATATACTAATGGTGAATTCAGAGTTGTAGGTAATACTGAAAATCCTGTTGTATTATCTCAGGAAAATGCTGGTATTTTACCAGGCACAAATTTGTTTTCAAAACGAACATCTGCAGAAAAGGCTAAAATATTGCCGTCCTTTTGAAAGCACCGGTTTCATTGTAAAATTGCAGTATAAAAGCTTTTACAATGAAATCGAATTATTTAATAACTACCTTACTTCGTGGAAAATGGTTTATCGACCACAGAGTTGACATTGAAACCAGCGAAATAATCGATAAGATCCTCAATAGAGGTTTCGCGGGTGACACATCGATACTGTCGGACAATAAACCTTTTTCATATTCAATAATATCAACTAATGGCGCCATTCCGGTTGCTCAAGATATACCGGAAGGAATTCCATACGACACTACAGCCGTTTTCTTAATCGAAGGTACCATGCTCAAGCAAGGTTCATTGAGCCATTACGGCACTACAGAAATTGCAGCTGCTATCAAAAAGGCAGTTGAACACGACAGAATTACCAGCATAGTTTTACGAATTGATTCAGGCGGTGGGGCAATTGACTCCATTGCTCCACTTGTTGATGTTATTCAGCTTGCACGTGAAAAAGGTAAGCCGGTGGTAGCATCATGCGACTTGTGTGCCAGTGCTGCCTACTTTGTTGCTACCTATTGCAATGAAATTCATGCCGACAATGATATAAGTGCAGAATTCGGATCAATAGGTGTGATGATGTCATTTCGAGACTATAAGAAGTATTATGAAAAAGAGGGTATTACTGAACATCGTATTTATTCAAACCTAAGTGAGCATAAGAACCAACCTCTTGAGCTTGCAATTCAGGGTAAATATGATATGATCAAAGAAGAGATGCTGGATCCGCTCGCAGTTAGATTTCAGAAAGCTGTTACCGGAAATATGGCAGGACTTGACACTAAGGTTGAAGGGATCCTGTCCGGAAAAACATTTTATGCAGATGCTGCACTTAAAAATGGAATGATACACGCTATTGGTGATCTTGATTTCTCAATTGTCAGGGCACGCAAATTACGTGAAAGTAGCTTAATTAATAAATATACAAACTCCTAAATTTTATTGAAATGTTTAAACAAATTCTTGCATTAGTTCTATCAAAATTAGGAATGAGCCAGCTTCCTGTAAATAAGGAAGGCAGTTCATTCTTAACTGATGATATGAAGGCTAAGCTGACAGAAGAATGGGGCGACAAATTTGTCACCAAATTCGAAACTGAATTGGCTGAAGCCGAAAAGGCCGGTGTTAAAATTGATGCTGAGTCTGAAGATGTGATCGCGCTGAGAAGTCAGCTCGACAAAATGAAAACGGATCTCGATGCCGCTTTAAGCAGCAAAAAGGAAACTGCTGATGAAAAGGCAGAACTTGAAAAGAAAGTTGAATTGCTTTCTAAAACTGAAGAACCAGACAAACCAAAAGAAATTCCTGTAGGTAATATGGGTGTAAAAAGAGAATTCAAGCCTAATATGGGCTATGCTCACAATAAATACGTTGACGCGTATTTTCGTGGTGATGTTGGTGCAATGTATTCAACTGACACAACAATTGATACAGCCGAACTTCAAACTGAATTTGGCAAGTATGTAGCCGGTGGAAAAGTGGATATCATGCGCTCTCTAATGGGTGATCTGACAGACACTCAATTCATGACCACTATCGTAACTGATAAAACTGAATGGCGTGCGGCTCAGGCTGACATCGATTCAGTACTTCAGCAATTCACACCCTACTGGACACCTTCTGGTAAAGTAACTTTCTCACCTATCACTATTAAGAATTTCTTCTTGAAAGTGAATCAGCCAATTAAACCTGCTGATATAATTGATCAGTATTTGGGTTACATGTATGACGAAAATCTGACACCTGATCAGATGCCAATCGTGAAATACATCGTTGACGAACTGATCTTGCCAAAATTAGCCGAAGATCTTCAGGTGGCAATGGCAAAGGGTGAATTTGTTGAGTTTACACCTGCCGGTGATGGAACTGCAGCTTCTGAAGGGCATGTTCTTGCATCCATGGACGGATATGTAACTCAGCTGACAAAGCTGAAAGCAATTGTTGGTAATAAAGTTACCTGGTTACTTGACGGTGTTGCTCTCACTCGTGAGAACATTCTTGAGTCTATTGAAGGTATTGTTTCTTCAGTTGCTCCCAAATATCGCAACAAACGTTTGCCGATCTATATCGACCCTGACCTGGTACGCTTGTATAACTTGGCTTATCGCGACAAGTTCCCGACTACCAAAAATCAGGATGTGAATGAAAACCGTTTGGACTTCACAAACTTCTACTTCCAACCGATGGATGGAATGATTGGCACCGGTGCATTTGTGCTTACTCCAAAAGAGAACTTCAAGCACACAATGAGTAAAAATCACAACGAAGTCAAGATCTACCTGCAGGTACTTAACTACGATGTGAAAGTATTCATTGAGTTCCGTAAAGGTTGTGGATTTGCAATTCAGGAAGCTCTGTTTGCATACCTGCCTCCTGTTGAAGAGCCTGAAGGTGGTGCATAACCACATAGAGTCGGGGGATAACTCCCCCGGCTATATTTTATTAATGTTGAACAATATAAAAAATAAATAAAATGCCTTATACATTTGTTTCAGTACCCCGAAAGGATGCGAATCAAGGTCGGCCTACCCCCAAGAAGAAATTTGTAATGATTTTCGACTGGGATGATGTGGCAGTATATAAGCGTGATCTGAAAAATGTTCGCGTGACCGACTTCACATTCAAGGAAGGAAAAAAACCTATAGGCGTGTATGCTTCAGCAAGCACTATTAATCCTTATCAGGAAAGTAGTGGTGAAGCACGCCAGGCAGGTTTTCTTCAGCATGTTGATTTCACTCACCCAGGCACTGACGAAGATTTTGATGCGTTCCTCGAGAACAACATCAATCGCGATCTTGGTGCAATTGTGATTCCATGCGATGGTGATGATGCCCGCATAGCAGGTTCACCGTGCGTACCTCTTGTAATGACAGCCAGTTCTCAGGACAATAACGAAGGTAAAAATCATACCGTACAGCTTGTATCGGAAATGATTGGAAGTGTTTTAGGACACATCTCAAAAGCTCTGTTACCTGAAACTGATGATCCTGATATTAATGCAGCGTTAGGATTACCGGTAGTTCCTGAAGATCCCGGTGTTTAATCTCTTCATACTCGCTTTGTTTATTTGTGTAAAGCCGCTCGATTCGTCGGGCGGTTTTTTTTGTCCTTTTAAAACAGTAGTTGCAATTGCATCTTTGTATAGCATTAATTATAATTAAATTATAGAACTTATGACAACAAAAAAGAGTGCACCAAAAAAGGAAGCGATTTCAAAACCTGCTGAAATAATCGCGGAAAAAGAACTTGAAATTCCGGAAAGTGAAGTGAAAGTACCGGAAGATGAAGTAAATGTTCCGGAAGTTGAAAAAGAACTTCCTATTGTTTTGCTTATTATGGGTAATGATGAATTACACCGTCATGCTGCAGCTGAAATAATTGAACATTTTCAGAGTCAGATTGCTTCAATACCTACAATCAAATTCAATGGCGAAGAGTCATTGGTTGAGAAAATTGTAGATTTCATCACTACCTGGGAATATGAAGAAATCATTCTCATGGATGGAATCATCCCGGTAAACAATTTCACCAGAGCAGACGTGGAAGCTATTTATGCAACTCGCACTCCAAATGGGTGGAATTATGTAGTTCATGCACCGGTACTGCTTGAGCGCAGTAAAATTGTTGAACTGCTTGAAAATACACCTGAAATTCCGGACAAAGATTTTATTCCTGCATATATCAGGAGGTTTCATGCAGACAAATTACCTATTGTGATGAACTGGATGGATGACACATTTACTTTACCAATAGTGAGTGAAAATCCATCACATAAAACTCTCAACTCATGTTTGGAATACAAGAGATGGTTTTGGGTTTCCGAGAAATCAACTCCTGCAGTAACCAAATACTTTGCTGATAGAGAAGATTAATTTGATGCTGCTATGAAAGAAGAAATTCAGAATTGGCTAGATAACGATCAGGATCCTTTCTCCGGTATAAATTTACTTGAGAAGTACTGTTCAGATAAGATTTTTGTTCGGTTGATGAAAATCAACCCACATAAGAACAAATCTAAAATTGTGAGTAAACTCGCAGAAATAGCCAATTTAAACTATAGTGAAAGAAAATCAAAGGCAAAGGGACCGGCACGAAAGGGAAAAAGCTTCAGAGAAGAATTCCCATTTCTCTCATCACCAACATGCCCAATTGAATTGAAAGCACTAATTACTGATAAATTTTCTTCTTTCTATGCATATCGAGATCTTCACGAAAAACTTTTTGACTGCACCACGGCAGATGAATGCGCCGATACTGCAGCAAAGTTGCTCGATAACTACCATGAAAACAGGATGATTTACGCTGAGCTTACCTACTTTAAAAAACACAATTCGCTCCTGGGTAAACATCCTGTTTTCTCTCACTATCGCAAAATAAAAGAGCTTCACAACCTATCTATTAAGGACTTGGTATTAAAACAAAGGCAGTTGCAACATAACGTTTGGCGTATAGAAAGCGAGATAAACAAAGGTGATAAACCCCATTTATTGGAAGAACGCACCCGCAGACTTGAAGAAAAGAAGATTGAACTGGCTGAAGTTGACCGACTATTAAATTAAACTATGATGAGCTCAGATATAATAAAACTAGCAACCTGGGATGACAATTCCGCTCCGGAATGGATAGAAAAGATTAACTGGGAAGAATATGAGCAATTTGCTTATGTAGGTTACAAACCTGAGCAAATTGCAATGTATTACAGCATTGATAAGCACGAATTCATGTTCTATTTCATGATGATCGATAGTAAGCTTAAATATCATTATGATCGCGGGCAATTGGTTGGCCAAGCTAAAGAAGGTGCTGATATGATAAAGAAGTCCGGAAGCAATGCCATACAAGCGCAAAGGCTCGATAAACTTCGCTCTGATATAGATTTCGAGAACGCTAAAAATGATATAATCTATGGCGGATTTTAAACGAAGTTATTTTTCTGAACTCCAGGACTTCATTCAGGGTGGTAGTAAAGCAGAGCTATCAAAAGAAGCCGAACGCTACCTTGATGTTTTATATCTATTGATGAACCTTCGGCGTAAATATGGAAAAGAAAACGCTATTTCTTTCATCCAGCGACCACCATTTGAAATAAAATACCGTCGTGCCAGGCTAATGTATGACGAAGCAGTTAACCTGTTCTATGCAGACGATGGTATTGAGCGCGAAGCTATGAACAACATGATAGCTGAAGATCTGTTTAAAGCAGCACAGGTTGCTTTAAAAACAGCAAAAACCTCAAAAGACCTTGAAGTATATGGTAAACTTATAATGCAAGCACGTGCAGCAAAAGGTCTCGACAAAGAGGAAGCTCCAAAACTTCCTGAAGAGTTTTACAAGAAGCCTATTAAGGTTTATTCTCTGGATCCAACAGTACTTAAACTTGAAGCTGCAGATCGTGATGCGCTTGCAGCTAGAATTGACAATATGGAAATTAATGAAGATGAAAAGGTGAGGTTAAAGAGAGATGCCCAGGTTGAAGATGTTGATTTTATAGAAATGTTTGATGAGCAGGAAAAGAAAACTAGACACGAAGCGTGAGGATGTTGAAGTGAGATTCAGTAATTGGCTCTCTCAACTTCTTGCTATAATGATGCCCAGGGTGCTGGCACTTATTGCCGGGCGTGGTACATCTAAAACTGTAGATATACTTGTTGAGCGCATCCAGGAAGCTGCATTTGAATGTGCCGGTGCACCTTTTGCATTTGTGTCTGATACTTACACCAACCTGCATAAAAACGTAATACCATCACTCTTGGAAGGGTTCAGGATAAAAGGTTGGGAAGAGGATGTTCATTATGTTATTAACAGAGAACCTCCAAAAGAATGGAAGAATAAAATGTACAATAAGGTTTCTTCCTGGAAGCACACCATGGTATTCTTCACCGGATTCAATTTTACCTTTATTTCGCTTGACAGACCTGCCATTGGTGCCGGTAATAGTTACGTGGGTATGTTTGGTGATGAAGTGAAATACTTTCCACAGCAACGTATATCAAACATCCTTAAAGCCGTACGTGGTTATAAAGTTAGGTTTGGTGATTCTGCATTCTACAGATCTATTACTTTCACTACCGATATGCCGGATCCAAACAATATTGGTGAACACGACTGGCTTTTGAAATATGCTGAGATGAACGATAAGGAGAAGATCCTTAATCTTATTCAAACAGGCTTCGTTTACAACGAAACAAAAAAGGAGTATGCAAATGCCCTGGCAACAAATAACAAGCGTGAGGTGAACCTTGCAGAACGTAACATGCAACGATGGGAAGAACGCTGGGTTAAATGCCGAAAACAAACATCATTCTTCTGGATTGCCAGCTCATTTGTCAACGCAGATATATTAAGCCTTGGATGGTTTGATGATGAGTTTGGTGTGGGGCTTGAAGGCGTGAGCTCTTCAATACTTTCTATTATTCCTAAGCTATCAAGTGTATCAATGTTTTATGCTGGATTGCAGGAAAGGCACTTCTATAATGATGGTACCAACTATGATTACATAGATACCCTTAAGTTTGGAGAAGAGCCTGACTGTAGCGAACTCAAACACCTTGACACTCGCATGGCTCTTGAAGGCGGACTGGATGTTGGTAATACACTTTGGTTCCTTGTATCGCAAACCAAGCTTAACAAGATGCGAATTCTTAAGGAGATGTACACTCTCCCACCCAACTACATACGTGAGTTGGCCGATGAATTTATCCGGTACTTTAAACCACACCAGCGCAAACGACTCAAGCTGTATTACGATAGAGCAGCCAACTCATACAGGAAGATTGGTCAGGATGTGGCCAGTCAGATCAAACGTGCCATTGAAGTAGATGGTGACGGCAAGCGAACCGGGTGGACCGTTCAGCTCATGTCCATCGGCCAGGCTAACATCGGCAGCAATGCCGAATATAACTTCATGATGGAATTAATGAGTGGCAAGAATCAGATCTTACCTCAATTACTTATCGATAGATCTGCATGTCCTAACCTTAAATCTCAGCTTGAGAAAACTAAAACCAAAACTCGCAACATGCGCTCAGGGGGTAACATGATTGTGAAAGAAAAGAAAACCGATGGACTACCGGCACATCGATTGCCAAAAGAATCTACCAACTTCACCGATGCTTTTAAATATCTATTATGTCGCAGAAACTACCTTGCAGCAGTTAATAACAAGCGATTAGGAGCATCCACTTCAATAAGCGCCGGTTAAGCAACCATTGTTCATTATCAACCCAAGCCTTCAGTAGTCCTCTGAAAGCCTTTCATTGTGCCTGTAACCCACTCCTGTGGCTCGTTTTGGCTGGTCGCGCAGGTCACATTTCCCCGGGGCGGGAGGGGGTGCAACTGCAACCCTAAGTCAGAGCGGGTCGGGCAGAAACGTCAGAGACAAATTTGAATAAAAATACACAAAAGGTCTTATAGCTGACTATCTGATGTTTATGATTTATGGGCGTGAAAAAAGGGTGAAATATCGTTGTTTTTGGGGGTGAAATCGTGGGTTTTTGCTTATAGAAGAGGATAAATGACTTAGGAATTAGGTTAATTATCTTTTTATTCCAAAAATATTGATGATTTTAGAATAAAACTAAATGTGATGAATTACTCGAAATGTTTAACTGGCATTCGGGTTATTATTTTTTTATATTTTAAAACATTTATTATCTTTGCTTTTGCCCACAAATTGAAACACAAAGGAAAGCCTCTCAGGCGTGTAATCCGCATTTAATCGGATTCCGGTATTCAATTCCGGTGGGCACACGCTTGAGAGGTTTCTCATTTACTATGAAATACATAAAAACATAGATATATACCATATATTTTATTTTAGCAGTTAACATATTAAACTTATTTGAATGAAAAAAAAATTATTTCTTTTACTCGGATTGTTGTTTTCATTAAATCTATTATCTCAAGAAAACGATACAGTTGCAAATCAGGTTGAATCTTCTGATTTTATTGAACAGAAAAGTTACGTCTATTGCGAACTTCTTGGCAGAGGAAAGCTACTAAGTAGCAAAGTAACTGTTGATATTGACTTTGGTCAACCAGTTAGTTTTTGGGCTCCAGATAGACGTTACAAGGATGAAAATGGTAAACCGGTTGCTTTTAATTCTATGGTTGACGCTATGAACTTCATGGGATCACTCGGATGGGAATTTGTTCAAGCTTATGTTGTAACGGAGTCGAATCAAAATGTATATCATTGGTTATTAAAAATGGAGGTGAGAACAAAGCCATGAAATACAACGTATTAATTTACAATCCCAACAATCCTCACGCTATCGGTAAGGTGAGTGAAAATAGTATAGTGAGGATAAAGCATGCTGCAAGATATTATGCTACCAGGTATAATGGTAAAGGTGGACGAATTATTTTAGAAGATCAGAAGACTGGTAGAATATGGAGGATTAATTCTTGATATTTATCATATAAAATTTTAAAACAGTATTATGAATGATCCTAATTTCTATGGCTTTTTGGTTTCAGTATTGTCTTTACTTGTAGTTGTTTTGATTGCTTTTATCGCGATTAACTACCTGAGTTTTGAGAGAAGAGTTAGAAAAATTAAATCTGATGTCGAAGTTAAACTGAAAATATTTATTCGTAAAGAGCTCAGAGAATCTTATGATCAAAGATTTTATTATAACCTTATTAATAGTATTCATGATTTGATTATGTTATCAAATTATGGAAATAATTTAAACAACAGACTTTTATTTCATAGTTGGAAAATAAAATTATTGAAAAAATTGGATGAAGAAGAAGTAATAAAGAAAGTTATTATAGATACTGAAATGGCTTCATTTATGTCAGATTTGACTTCATCATATTATTTATATAGGGAAGAGGCTAAACTTATTGATAATGAATATATCGAAAAAGTATTAGTGGATATTGAACAATTAAACTTACCTAATTTCGATAAAATAAAAGCAGAGATTGAAGAATTTAACCAAAAGTTAGATGAATTAAAGAATCAAAATTAACTTAATGGATATAGGTTTACACTTAATAAAAAAGAGTGACCAAATTATGTTACATACATATATTAATTAATTATTTATTTATGAAAGCAAGTGTACAATACAATGATTTAAAAGGAACAGCAGCGGCCGACATTGCCGATCACTTTAGAAGAGGTAGTTTGGAAGATATTGGAGAATACTTTAATCTTGACACAAATCGATTCAAGATTGTTGGTATCTCACTGCATGGCACAGAAGATTTATATATTTCATTAATTTGTGTTGATAAAGAAAAATCCACTAATGAAAAGGAGCATATAGTTGACATTTACATCGATAACAAAGATAAAAAGGGTGTATTATCTACAATATTCAAAAGATTGAATATTGTATTACATAATCGTCACGATGTAAAATATACGGAAATGGAGTGTGATGAAGAAGTTAGTTATGATGATTGTCATAATACTGATAATGGATATTAAATAGAATATAAGCAGTAATTGCAAATCACTGAATAAGCGTATATCTGTAAAAAGCGACCGGCGTACAACCGGTCGCTTTTTACAGTAAGCCATATTAAAATTTATGTTATATAACACATACAATATAATGCGTTTAAATTACCATTATTTGGTAATTTATCATTATCTTTGCAGCATCAAGATATAGTCGACTATGATAAAAGTTTTTTTTGAAGATTGTGATCTGGAAGAGTATGCACTAGAAGGGAGGTCTAAAATTAAGCCATACAAGGATTACGCAAAGATTAAGAAGTTCACTTCGAGTTTACAAACAGTAATTGAAGTAATAAGATCTGTGAATAATGCATCTGAGCTTCAAAATTTTAGTTTTCTAAAATATGAGAAATTAAAACATGGATTAAGCGGTCTCTCAAGTGTTAGGATAATGAATAATAGAGTAGAGAGACTAATTTTCAGAGAAACGGAAGAAGGAATAGTAATAACAATTTTAGAATTAGATAATACGCATTATGGAAACAAAAAATGAATTTATCCCAAAAACAGCTATTCTTCCTGGCAGCGTATTAAAGCTAGAGTTAGATGAAAGAGGAATATCGCAAAAGGATTTTGCTGATATAATTGGAATGAAAACATCAAATCTCAATGAGTATATTCGTGGAAGAAGAAGTTTTACATCTGACTTTTCACTTAAACTTGAAAAAGCTTTGCAGATACCTGCAGATATTTGGATGAATTTGCAGCTAAATTATGAACTTGCAGTCGCTCGTAAACAAAAATTAGATATTGACGAGCAGGCTGCATTGAATGAAATCGAGGAATATGACAAGATTATATCTATTAAGGATCTTATAAAGCGACTTGATATTACAGCAATTAGCTATAGGAACAAGTTAAAAGAATTGAATTTGAAACTAAATCTGCCCCCAGCTGCTGAATTGCAAGTTTGTACATCTCACTGGAATTACTTTAAGAAATCAGACAAATTAAGAACAGACCCAAGAATGGTATTAAGTTGGACATTATTAGCAAAGTATGCTGTAAAAGATGTTCATGTGGGTGGAGAGTTTAAAGTCTCTGACAAAGAATTAATTGTTAGAGACCTTTGCTCAGTTCTCCATGAAAATGAAGATACCATTAATAAAGTTAGAGACATACTTTCTAACAGAGGTATAAAGTTTTCCATTGTAGAGAAATTAGATTCCACTCCAATAGATGGATATTCGTTTTTTGATAATGGAACACCTTGTATAGTGGTTACTAAGAGGAGAGACAAAATTGACAATTTCGCCTTTGTTTTAATGCACGAAATAGCCCATGTATTTCTTCATTTGTCGAAAAATCAAAAAGAGGAATTTGTGACTTTTGAAGAAAATGAGAGAGTTGATAAATATGAGAGAGAGGCTGACAAATTTGCAAGTGGTAGTTTAATTCCAGAAAAGTTTTGGAGGGAAGCTCCAAAAGTAGAACTAAACCCATACAAAATACAACAAGTATATACAAGTTGGGCTAGAATCAATAACTTAAATAAGTGGATTGTATTAGGTAGGATTGGGCATGAATTAAACTTCTGGAGGTTCCGGGAAGATGGAACAAGAAGTATTAATTGAATAAATATTTAGAATCCACATTAAAGCGACTGGTAATGTACCGGTCGTTTTTTTTGTCCTTTTTTTTACCCTGTTAACCGGCTAATTTTGAAATAAAAAAGATGGATTTATACGAAGCGATAAGCGAAATGAGGGAAATGAGTAAGAAAGGTGAATCATTTTCATTCTCTTTTATGACTTATTCGGCAACTAAACGTAAAAGTCATGGTATTAGTGAGGTGCGATGTGCAAGGTTAGCACCTCAGGATCCTACCAGTAAGCACCCATACAAAGATTACATGTTGCAATTTCTTGACCTTGACACAAATGAAGTTAAGCGTTGCTATCAGCCACTTCTGATGGAATTTAACGGTGAGAAACTTGAATTGAATTAAATATATTCTTATGAGCGAAAAAGTAAAACATATAGGTGGTATAGGATTCGCAAAAGCTAAAGCCGGAATGTATGCTATTAGCGGACTTGATATGACTACCACCTTTGACGTGAATGGTGGTGTTATGGCCGGTGATTGGGAAAAAGATCCGGTTATTTTGGGTGGTGTGAAAATGGTGCCTTTTGGTGCTAATAATAACATGCCGGCCGAAATGCGTGATCTGCTTGAGCGTAATAATCTTGGCCCTGGAATCCTATCCCGCAAACTTGGCTTGCAGTATGGCCAGGGTCCGTATCTCTACCAATTGGAGCTGAAAGATAATGAGATTAACAAAACATGGGTTGAAGACAAAGAGATTCAGGATTGGCTCGATAACTGGGATTACAGGCAGTATGTGCGTGATGCCCTTATTGAGTTTAACCACGGCAATGGCTTTTTTGCTAAGTATTTCTCGGCACGTAGTCGCAGATTGGGCAAAGCGTTTATTTCTCGCATACAGGCATTGCATTCAACAGATTGCCGGATGGAATATCCTGGCAAGGATAAATCGCTGGAAGATGTTCAGACTTTTTATATTGGCAATTTCGAGAGTAATTATCCAAAGAAAGTTGATGCTTACCCGCGCTTTATGCCGGCTGATCCTGCCCGTTATGGTGTGAGTATCGATTATCACTCTTTGCGGAGCTGGGGGCATAAGTATTACAGCGTTGCATCGTTTCTTGGTGCCGTGCCATGGGTTAAGCGCGCCAATGATCTGCCTGAGATCATTCAGTACCTCACTGAAAATATGATTGCAGCTGCTTATCATGTGCATGTGCCTGCTGAGTATTGGGAGGAAAAAAGAAATCGTGTTATTGAAATGCATCCTGAAGCATCTGATAATGAAATTGAGGTGAAGATGCAAAAGCTCAGAGATGAACTTACTGAAACAATTGCTAAGGTGCTGAGCGGAAAGAAAAACACCGGTAAGTTTCTTGAGAGTATTGATTTTACTGATGACCAGGGCAACCGTTGTAGTTGGAAAGTTGAGCAAATTGAGATGAACATTGATAAGTTTATTGAAGCTCAAAGTAAGATCTCAAATATTGCTGATAGCAGCACAACTTCGGGATTTGGGCTTAACCCTGCATTATCTAATATCATTATTGGTGGTAAGGGTGACAGTGGAAGCCAAATGATTTATGCTCTTAAAATATTTTATGCTGCCGACACACAGATTGCTGAAGATGTGGTTTTTGAACCTATTAACCGTGCTTTGAGGATTAATTTCCCTGGCAAAAACATTGCAATGGGATTGTACCGGAAGGCGGTTAATAAAGAGAATAATGTGACTGCAGGTGACCGAATGACTAATAACATTTAAACTCTTTGATTATGATTTTCAATAAAGATAATAAAGGTAATGAGGAGCTCAGGAGGCTTACCGGCAACTACTATGCAAACAACGATTTTACTAAGATTAGCCAGGACATTATACTGGCTGAAGAGGAATTGATTAAGATTGTTGGTACGGGTGTGTATGATCGTGCAAAGGCTTTTTATGACATGACCAGTGAGGCTCAGGAGGCGCATGAAGATAAAGTTGTTGATGCTGCACTGCTGGAGCGTGTGCAAATGCCAATTGCTATTTATGCAACATTTATGATGTACCGGAAGAATGATATCAGCCATGAATCAAGTGGTCGCAAATTTAAAATAGATCCTGATAACGAAAAGATTCCCTGGCAGTGGCAACTTGAGCGTGATGATGAAATTCAGCTTGAAAGTTATTACCGAAGCATTGACAGGCTAATCGACTGGATGGACGAAAAGGAGCTAGAAGAGTGGATGAACACCGATACAAAGAAAGCTATGAGCAAACAGCTCATAAAGTCGGCAACAATGTTCAACCAGTATTACCCTATTGACAGATCGAGCCGGTTTTTTGTAATGATATCTCCATTTGTGCGTGAAGTGGAGCGCAAATATATTCGTCCTGCACTGGGTAAAGGATTATATGAGAAATACACCGGGTTGGCTACTGATCCACCTTTAACAGATGTTGAGATTGAACTTAAAGAGTGGATTTACCCGGCAATACCATTACTTACAATGAGTATTGCATTCAGGCGTATGCCACTGGCCCTGATCCCTTTTGGAGTTGTGAGAAACTATAGCAGCCAAACGCACACGATGAATAGCAGTAACCCTGCTAGTATTGATGACATATTTGAAATTTCGCGCGACCTGGAGAAACAAGGTCTTGTAGCTATTGGAGAGTTTAAAAACGAACGTGCAGGTAGAGATATTTTGTTCCCGTTGCTTCCTAATAATGATCCGAAAAATAAATACATGAAGGTATGACATTAATATTAGATCCTCCTGCATGGTGGGGAAAGATTCAGAATATTCCGGACATAAGCCTAAGCAGTATGTTTCCGGACCTGTTTGCTAGTCCTGTCACTTCTGCACGGAGCTTTTCAATAATAGATTCTTCCGGCACTACAATATTAAGCGAAAGTTACAAGCCTTTTGATGATGAAATTAAAATAAAAGGCCTTAAGGAAGTTCTGTCGATGTATCTGAGGAGAAAAAATCAAAGTCTTATTATAGGAGGTGCGAACACTCAGATAATGGAGAAATTTACCTTTACCCTGGAAAGTGACAGCAAACAGGGTGATGTACTATATAGTCGGATGAAATCAAATATTCCGGCTGAAAAGTTGAAAGGTGAACTGTTCCTCACTACTCAGCATCTTAAGAAAGTTACAATGCCTCAGGCAAAGGAATTCCTGACATACTTTTTTAAGACAACCGGAACAGCTGTAAGTGCAAGAATGTATTACTATCGGAATGGACAGATAATGAATACTAATTATGTGTCGATAGAAAGCGGAAAAACGGGGTTCTATGCATTTGACACTTCTTTTGACAGAATTAAAAGTTACTTCCCGACTATTGCTTCTGATGAGTGCTTGTTTTATCGTGTTGGTAATGATAGCTATAATCTGGAGTATTTGATTGACCGGTCATCATATCCAAATCTGACTCAATTTGTATTTATGAATAATTTCGGGGTACCGGAGACATTATTCATACGTGGTGAAGTGATTCAGAATGTAGATGCAAAGTTTAGTGAGGGAAAAGTTCAGCGAATATCGCACAAATGGGATCTGAAGGAAAATGAAATATTTGAGGCCAGTACCGGTAAGATTTTTAATCGCGATGAATACCTCATGTGGCGAGATCTGTTCATGAGTCCTGATGTGTACATTTATGTAAATGGTACGCCTCGTAAAGTATTTGTAACAGAATCTAAGAACAGCATCAACCGTTTGAAAGGAGTTAATAAATCGCTCACTTTCTCATTCAGGTTTGCTGAAGAAAACGACACCTGGGATTACATGCGATATCTTGAGTGGATCCTTGAGTATGGTGTTTGGAATGACCAGGGCATTTGGTTGGATAGTGGAAGGTGGAATGATAATGAACTTTAAAGTTAACTAGTTAGATGGAAGATCAGAAGATGAAAGATATTGAGTTCCTGTTTCAGGATGAAGTGCTAAGTCAGCATGGCGAATACCTGGTTGATTTATTGCAGGAAGAAATTGAAAGAAAGGATCTGATTGATAAAGAAATTCTTGTAAACTCATTAGACTACAGCACATCATCAATTCAAAATGGGAGACATAAGTTCTTAGACATCAAATTTCCTGACTATGGCAGATATATTGAAATAAGAAAGAATAAACGCAAACGCCAATCCAAATTTGACACAAACACTAATCGTGATATCTGGGGTATAAGAGAGAACTCTATGAAGAGAAAAAATACTGACTGGTATAGTAAAAATGCATACAGAAGTATAAACAGATTACTTGGAACGCTCATGTATGAGTTCACTGATCAGGAGATAGCACGATTAAAAGGAATAATTGCAAACAGAATTAACTTAACGATATGAGCTTAAAGATAGATAGAGTACAGCTTGAGTTTATGATCAATAATGATCCTGCTCGAAAGAAAATTCATGAACTTGACAAGCAAATAGGTGATCTGAACACAGCACTTAAAGGCATGAAAAAGAATAGTGAAGAGTATGCTAATACTAAGAAAAAAATAAAAGAGCTTCGTGCTGAACAGGATAAGGTTAGGGATTCCATCGGAATTACTAATATGACAATGAAGGAGTTGATTAAGACTCAGAAAAGCATTAATTCTTTGCTCACACAGTTAAGGCCAGGCACTAAAGAGTACGAAGAACTGGAAAAACAAGCTGCAGCAGTTAATAACCGCATGAAAGAGTTGAAAGATAACTCAAAGGGTGTTCAACAGCAACTTAATGCAGTACCTTCCGGTAAAGGGGGTTTTCTCACCGTTTTAAAAGGTGTGTTTGCCGGTAATATGCTTACAAAGGGAGCAATGATGTTGGCAGATTTAGCCAATAAAGCACGTGCTTTTATTCAGCAAGGTGTGGAAATGGCGGCAGCAGCACAGGGTATTGACCATGCTTTTAATCGTATTGCAAACAGAGATTATTTGAATGAATTAAGGAAACAAACAAAGGGGTTAGTTTCTGATCTGTCGTTAATGACCTTGGCTGTTAGAGCTGAGAACTTTGATATACCACTATCACAACTGGGCAAATTGCTGCAGTTTGCTCAAAACAGAGCACGTGATACCGGTGAGAGTGTGGACTATCTTTCTGAATCAATCATCATGGGTATTGGTCGTAAATCTCCACTCATCCTGGATAACCTTGGAATATCAGCAGTTAGGATTCGCGAAGAATTTAAGAAGTCTGGCGACATGGCCACTGCAGTAGGCAATATAATAAAAGAGGAAATGGCTGAAGCAGGTGAAGTGATAGATACTGCTGCTGATGCTGCAACTCGCAAAAAAGTTGCCTGGGAGAATCTGCAGTTAGCTACCGGCAACTTCTTTATAAAGTTTAAATCGGGGTGGGATGATTTTACTACACGATTTGCTGAAGGGTTGACTAAATTAATTCAAGGACAGGAAGAATCATCTAAGCAGTTTGAGGACCAGATTAAAAAGGTTGCAGATTTAAATATGACTTTACCAGGGCTCATTGATAGGTATGAAGAGTTGAGAGGAAAAGCAGCATTAAACAAAGATGAGCAAAAAGAGTTGAATGAAGTTATAGGAAAGCTAAACGATGCTGTTCCGAGTGCTGCTATAGAATTTGACAAGTATGGAAATGTTCTTGATATAAATACTGCAAAAATTCGTGAGTTTATTGCTGCTGAGACTGCCAAGCTGGAGGTGATGAATAGAAGTGCCATTGCTGAAGAAACTAAGAATCTTGAGAAGTATCGAGAAGAATTAGATTTAGTACTCGAAACAAGACAAAGAGGTACAGAGAAAAGGTATAGATGGGGTACAGAAGAAGATGTTGTTTTAACAGATGATCAATTGAAAGATCTTGATAAACGTTCAGCAGAGCTTGAAAAACTTGTACTGGGCACAGAAACATATCTGAATGAACTTACAGGAAAATCTTCAGCCGAAAGGGTGCAACAAAGAGAAGAAGAACTGAGGCAGGAAGCCCAGTTTAATAAAATGAGTGAAGTGCAGTTAAAGAAATGGATTGAAAATAATCGTGATACTGCAAATGAATATCTTGCCATTGCTCAGAAGGTATATAATAGATTTGCCAATGTTGATCCTGATGGGCAGGATAAGGAAAAGAAAAACAAAACAAAAGAGGCGGATCCATTTAAAGAAGAATTGGACTTACTAAAAAGGGTTCAACAGGAAGAACTTCTTGTATTAAAACAGAGCCTGCTTGCAAAAGATGTTACTGAAGAAGAGTTTAGAGAGATCTCATTTCAGAAAGAATATGCCCATCTCTTGGAGATGAAGAAGCTTTATGAGAAATTCGGCCAGGACACTATTGATGTTGATATGCAGATTACGGATCAGCTAATTGGTGAGGTGAACCGTAAATATAAATTAGAACAAGATGCGGCTAAGGAAAACGAAAGGGAGCTGGCTGCAATAAGGAAAGATGCGGAAGATACAAAGGCCAAAGAAGCAAAAGCATTAGCCGATAAAACGGAAGAAGAAGCAAAAGAGGCAGCTGCTAAGCGTAGAGAAATGATGGATGGTGTTGCTAATGAACACAAAGAATTCATTGATATTCTGTACGATTTGAATATAGAGTGGCTAAATAATTTTCTGGATGAATATAGTGATGCTGCATCTGCAATGGCCACAATGGGGTCAAACATCATAAACACTGCTATGAACCTCAATAGGGCGGAAGAAATGGCAGTTGAGAGAAAATATGACAAAATGATTGAAGCTGCAGGTAAAAATTCACGTCAGGCGGCTAAACTGGAAGAGGAGAAAGAAAAGAAACTTAATGAGATCCGTGCGAAGTATGCCGACAAACAGTTTATTGTTACTATTGCCAATGTAATTGCATCGACTGCAGCAAGTGCAATGGAGGCATTTAAAGCTATGGCTGGCATTCCTGTTGTAGGCCCTGTTCTTGGCGGAATTGCAGCAGCAGCTGCTGTAGCTTTTGGTGCTTCACAGATTGCAGTTGCCAAACAACAGCGTGATGCTGCTAAGGCAGGTTATAGATCGGGTGGTTATACCGGTTCCGGAAAAGATGATGAAGAAGCCGGTGTTGTGCATAGGAATGAATTTGTGAACACGGCTGATGCTGTGAGAAACCCACATGTGAAAAGATTTCTCGATGTTTTTAATGTGGCCCAGAAAGATGGCACTATTAGAATGCTTAATACAAGTCAGATCTTGGAGCGTGCAAGACTTGATGCTGCATCACCAGCAAAACAGACGGTTTATTCTGAACCCACACCAACAAATGATTTAGCACAGCTTGAAACTTTGAACCAATTGAAAGAAAGCATCAACCGTTTTACTGAAAAGCTTAATGATCCTATACAAACATATACCGTGATTCATGGTCAAAATGGAGCGAGAAAACGGAATGATATGTATGATCGGATTATGAGAAATGCGAGATTATAATTAATGTTTTAAAGTTGTTTCATTAACCTGCATTGCTTAATTGTTGATGCAGGTTTTTTGTGTATTAATAAATATATGTTAACTTGCATTGCCAAAAAACATTAAAGCTGCATTTGCAGCAAAAACATTTAAAACCCTAATAATAAAATGATTAACAACTTTATTGAATTTAATGGTGAAAAGATTCTTTTTGCCAGAATCAGCGGTAAATACTGGGTAAGCATAAAGTCTGTATGTGAGGCTATTAAGGTTAATTATAACCGTCAGTTCCAGAACATTCAGGGTGATCCTATTTTAGGAGCTGCATTTGCTAATCAGCAAATACAGGTACCTGGTGATCAGGTCAGAAATATGGCATGTTTGCCGGAATATTTAATATATGGATGGGTGTTTTCGATTAAAAGCAATAGCCCGGAACTACTTGAATATAAAAAAGAGTGCTATTCTGTTTTGTATAATCATTTTCATGGAGCCATTACCAGAAAAGCAGAAATGTATAGTGAAATGGCTCAGACAAAAAATAAAATGAATGAACTACAGGAAAGGCTTAATGCAGTTCCTGAATACACAGAGTTAACTGAAATGAAAATGAGATACGCAAGATTATGGAAAAATTTAAAAGATACATCTGATATGGGTGATCTGTTTATAGAAGAAAACATTTAAAATTCAGACACATGAAAAAATTATTATTTGCTGCTTTAATTGTAATTATAAGTTCAGGTTGTACTAATGAGTATAAAGCGAAGAAAACCATTGAAAAATATTTGAGTGAAAGGTTGCACGACTGGAAAAGTTATGAGAGCGTATCTTTTGGAGAGATAGATTCTTTATTTCAAATGATGCCTGATGATCCATTTTATAAAATTGCTGAATATAAAAAAAGTGAATACATTGATTTAGTTAATAAATCTTTGGATGAATTTGATCTTTATAAGGACATTTATTCTGACTATTCATTTCGGAAACAAGGTATTATTTTGGACGAAGCAAAAATATATAGAGACAGCGCATTAAAATATACTGCTTATGTTGATTCATTTATGGTTGAATTTGAACCTTATTTCATTGGTTGGAAAGTAGATCATTCTTATAGAGCAAATAATGCAGGAGGTAATAAAGTTATAGGTCATTATAGATTTCACTTAGATGAGAAACTTGAAAATGTGATTGAAGTGATTGATTTGAGCGATTAATTTATACGAGATATAAATTCATTATGCAAAGCTTCGGTACTATCCGGGGCTTTTTTTGCTCTTACCTGACTCTTACCTAACACTTACCTTGTCCTTATAAACTCCTTTTATATAAGGTTAAAATAAGAAGAAGAACAATACAAGTAGAAAATATGGTAATTACTATGCTTGGGGGTTTTCTAGTGTAGAATTAACCCATACAAACGGGATTTCATGTTCAGATGCTTTTTTAAACATACAGTTATAATCTAACTCCGGATCATCTGAATATAAACGCATTTCAGCATTCACTGCTTTTGGTACATATCCAAGTTTAACATCTTCATAATATATAGCTATAGCATTTTCATCATATTCATTTTCAGGTTCAGCAATTAAAGTTAGTTCATCACCTCTTTCAAGTGTTTTAATTATTTCCCAGGCTTCCGGTTCAACATATTTTGTACCGGTAATTTGATAATCAAACATCCCATCTTCATTAGTAGAATAAGTAGTTGTTTTGATTTTTACATTATTTGAAGATTCTCTCTCTGTATTGCTATATAATATGAGTTCTGCTATTGCATAATCATCCGTTTTTTGAAAGGACTCCTGCTGGTTAAATTTATTGTAGCGTTCTTTTATCTTTTTGTTTAGGTCTTGATTGTTTGTAAAATTTTCAATCTGGTACTCAAAAGATTGTTTTGCTATTTGAAAAAGATCTTCATGAACACTACCAGATTCTTCAAGAGTATCAATTATTTGATTAATCAACTTAATTTTCTCATCATTCAGTAATTCTGTAGAGCAAAGGGTTTTGACACCAACACCAATAAGTTCATTGCGTATAGATTTCATTTTATTGATACGCTCTTCTTCTTCACGTTTCATTTTAGCCATTAGCAACTCGGCTTCCTTAAGTTCTTTTTCTTGTTTTTGTGCTTTTCGTTTTTTAAACCAGTTCATAGTAATTAAATATCGAAACCTCTTAAGCGTGCGCCCACCGGGATTGAGTACCGGAATCCGATTATTACGGATTACACGCCTGAGAGGCTTCTTTTTATGTATCAATTTGTGGGCAAAACAAAGATACTAAAGATTATACTGAGTCTTACTTTGTTAAAGATATGTTGCACAACATAAAAAACATCTCCTTAAATCTAATTTTTTCCAAATTGTATTATTATCTTTGTGTCACGTTACAATCAAGAGGCGGGATAAGCTCGCCAACTCAGCGGGCATTTTTTATGCTTTGCAATATCATAAATATATGGGTTTCGACCCCCGTGTCGTGTGTTAATGCACCGACTGCCTCTTGAGGTGTAACGTAACGGGAAAGCGAAACCCTCTTTTTATTTCGCAAAGTTTAAATCATTTAAAACGTTACAAAATGAGTAAAACAATTACGGCAGTGATGCCACAGAGAGCTCGCACCAGGCGTGAACCAAATCACGATCGCGAACAAATGAGAGACACTACCCTTGGCGCTTTTAAGCGTAATCTGCAAACACTTCTTGAGGCTATTGATGGAGAGGATGAACAGTTGCCGGTTCGTATGTTAATTGAAAGGAAATATCGCTACAATGCAATTTCCTGTTGGACCGGAGAGGCCTTTATTACATTCACAATTGATAAAGACAGGAGGTTTTGATTATGGAAAAAGAAAAGAATCAGAACATTACTCTTAATGGCGTTGTGTTTACTCCGGAAATGATTAAAACGATGCAGGAATGGTATAGTAACCAGATGCCAAATGAAAGCGGACCAGACATAATGATTGGTTGTTTGAAAATTGCCTCGGATTGTCTTATCGAATTGTCACAGGAGAATCTCGAGAAGGATAAAGAGATCATGAGAGCTTTACGCCAAATTAAATTTGTAGAAGAAGAATTGAAACCATTTTTAGAAGGGGGTGCAGTATGAAAACAGTTGATATACCATTTAATAGTGCTAAGTTTTTAGAAGCGTGGATGAAATACAAAGAGTTCCTGCGTGATGCCTTCGATATTAATTTAACAGAAATTGAAGAGAAATATCGATTAGAGAAATTGTTTAATATTTCGATGGAAAACGAGAAAATGGCAATTGAGTACATTGATTATTATATTACAAATCGTTATAAACATATTTTTACTCCAGATAGACCAAAAAAATATTTTTTATCGTATGATCTGGAAGAATTAGAAAAGTTGAAAAAGGTTCTAAATAAATATATAAAGGACAGAAAGAAGGAAGTTATTAAAAATAATATTCTCAGTCGATATCCAACTTGGGATATGTTTATGAAGGAACAGTCGCCGGATCGATTATGTGTTAACTATGATGATGTTAAAGAAGTTGATAATGTTTATAGTACATCTGATATCACGCTTAAGCTCCTGACTGAATTATACACATTGGATAAATATCAAGCGGGTTACGAATATATTCAGAGATGGCTGATTTATCTGAATGATTCGCTGAATATAAATATTGGTCTTCAGCCCGGAGTTATCAAACATATATCATACATGATATATGCAAAATACAGTTATTTCAGACTATCAGACATGAAGCTCCTTTTTGACTATATACTTGAAAGCCGTTACGCAACATTTTACGGATCTATCGATACTCAGAGGATTATGCTAAGTTTCTACGAATATAACCTTGAGAGAAAAGATTCATTCATTAAGAAGGAAGGAGAAGAAAATGGATAATAAAGAAAAAAGAACTCCTATCCTGGCACACAATCCATACAGGAATGTATTAATGAATGTTGAACCTCTTTTCAAGCTATTGAAAACATATCATATAGATGATATTCTTGGAATAGCTGACAGAAGTATAAAGCTGGTTGCACTGACTTCTGAATCTGATTTTATAAGCGAATATGAAAGAAAAGAAGCACTCGTATTCCTTTATGAAATAAGAGATCTGCTAATGACTATGAAAGAATGTCAAATTACCACAGGAAACTAAGATTGACTAATGATAATTTACTGACTGCCGCCCCAATTTAAGGGGCGGTTTTTTTGTCCTTTTTTCTGAGACCCATCATGCCTAATTTTGAAAGCAAAACGAAAGGAATGGACAATTTTATTGAACCTACTAAAATGGCTGAAAGTGCACTTAATACCGCAGAAAGTATTAGTAATTATGGTGCCATGGTAGTAATTACAGCTTTTGCAATTATTCTTTGCACCGTGATGATCATTTACTTCTTTGTCAGCCACAGACGTATGACGCGCAACATGGAAGAGCAAAATAGATTGAACAATGAAGCATTGAGCGTGACTTTAAAGGAACTGAAAGATTACCTGGCTCCGGTGTCAGAAAATGCACGCCTCTCCACTCTCACTGCAATTTATGCCATTGCGGAAAATAACTTTAAACTAAGCATTGAGAATGTAATTAAGATTATTGAGCAGATACAAACTGAGAATAATATCAGCAACGAAAAAGCCACTCGCGCCAAGCTGTTCAGGTTCATCAATAATATACACAACGAAAGAATCCTTTATTTCAAAAACTTCTCATACAAAGGGCACACAGTCGATTACTATATGGATCGAAAGTGGATTGATCAGATGATTGAGATTACATTTCCTGAGATTTATGATAAGAGTAAAGCACGTACGCGCACGAACATCAAGCAGGCGTATGACAGTATATTTATTGAATTCAAACAAAACCTTTTGACGAAATGAGAAAGATTGACAAAATAATTATTCACTGTTCAGCTACCCCGGAAGGCAGACCTCACACGGTTGCTGATATCAACCGCTGGCATCGTGAAAGGGGTTTCTCGCAAATAGGTTATCATTGGGTGGTTTACTTGAATGGAACCATTCACCGGGGTAGACCGGAAGAGACTGCAGGTGCTCATGTGGTTGGCCAGAATGCTCACAGTATTGGCGTGTGCTACATTGGGGGTGTGGACATAAAGCATAATGCAAAAGACACCAGGACTAAGGCTCAGAAGCTGGCGCTTCGTGGACTGGTGGAAGAGCTAAAAGAGAGATATCCGGGGGCAACGGTGCACGGACATAATGAGTTTGCTGCAAAGGCTTGTCCTAGTTTTAAGGTTCAGACAGAACTATAAATTAATATATGAGGCATGATTTTATACATATTATTATTGTTGCTCTTCTTTGCAGTGCTTGTTTTGGGGGCTGTAGATCAAAAAAAGATGTCCAAAAGAATTCGGAAACAATTGGAAGATATGAACGATTTGAACGAGTGGTGGACACAACGCGAACTGTGGGAACAGAGGAACTTAAAGCAGACAGAAGAGGATCTGAAATTGATCAATCATACATCCGGGTTACTGAGTTCGATTCAACAGGAACAGTACGACGAATACAGGAAACGTGGCGGGACAGACAGCGAAACGACGTGGCTACAGAAGAGCGAAATACACGAACTGTTTCCGTAGTGGGTGAAAGCAAAGAGGTAATTGAGAGTGATGCCAGCTCCACAATTGTATCGGAAGTAGTGAAAGTTGATACTGATTCGCGACCGGTGCAAGGGATTGAATGGATGTGGGTGGTTCTCTCAGGTGCTTTAATTGTTGCAGTAATATTATACATAATCTATAACAGAGTGAAATAATTTGAAATGAGCAGATATCTGGAAATACCAACAATGTGGGAAGAACTGACAGCTGATCAGTTTGCCTATCTCCTTAAACTGGTGCATGAAGCCAAACCGGATGAAGTTACCATCGGTGATATACTACTTAAATATGCCGATTATCTCCTGGGTGAAAGGAAGATTGTTGCTATTGATAGACGTGCTCAATATTATAAATTGGTGCAGGATGTTGCAGAAACGCTTACATGGATATTTGCTGAAGATGAAGATGGTAATTATCTGTTGAATTTTGCTACTACTCAGAATCTGCTTCCTGAAATAAATGTTTTTATTGGTCCGCAGTCGCATGGCAGTGATTTGGTTTTCGGTGAGTATCGCACTGCAGTTGACATGATGAATCGATTCACTAATGAAAAGAATCCTTTCTTCCTGGATGCATTGTGTGGCATATTATACAGAAAACCTCTGAAGAGATCAAAAGGCTTGCGGACTGAAGCAAAGATGCGATCGAAGTATAATAAGCATCACGTTTCGCATTATGCAAGAGGTTTTGAGAAAGTTCCGGAACATCTTAAATGGGGAGTGTATTTGTGGTTCGCTTATTTTAACCGATACTTGATTGAAGGTGGTGAATTTATTATTGAAGGTAATACCCTGGCATTTGATTCACTGTTCGATCACAGCGCGAATGAAGATAATGCTGAGCAGATGAACATCGGTTTAATGAGCATCGTATTTACGCTTGCTGATACCGGAACGTTTGGTAATGCTGAACAGACAGATGAGACGCTGTTATTTCAGGTATTAATGAAGCTATTAAGTGATAAACAATTAGCCGATAAATTGAAAAAGAATGATAGGAGTTAAGCAATTAAGATCGTTGTTTCAGGAGGTTGCAGCTGAAGTGAATGCTGAGCTGGATGATAATATGCTTGCATTTAAGGTGAAGAAAATTATTGTTTCTCCTACCGAAAGTCACCTGGTTAAGAAGCTAAAAGATCAGGCTGGTGTTGTGCTTGCTTTTAGAATGCCCAGTGCTGATAGTGCAATTATTGATGCTGATAATTATGCAGAGCTTAACAAGCTTCTATTTTACATAATTGAGAAAGTTGATCCTGGCACTCACAATGATGAGCAGGAATTGGATCATTATAATATGTTGCAAAAGATTACATCAGCATTCAAACTGAAGTTGATGGATAGACTGATGGGTAATGATTTTTGCAGTACTGACAATGAGTTGGCCAAGGGGTTTCATACTGAATTTGAATATCAGGAATTTGGAGGCTTTAATGGCCTAAGCGTGAGTTTTGACGTAAAGGACTTTTACTTATAAGTATTATGACTGAATTGTTTGTAAGTAATGAACAGGTAGTTTTGCCGGAGAATTTTTCTACTGAGATAATTGAGGGCAATCCTTTCATCAATCCAATTGGTGAGACATCGCTTGACATAACTGTTTCGCTATTGGAGCCACATAATGCATATATATTTGGTTACCTGCAGCGTACTAATTCTCGCAAAGATACAACTCAGTCACTTCCATGTAAGTTGATTGTAAATGCTACAGAATATCATGGACTTTGTATTGTGCTTGAATTCTCTGATGAAGAAGTGAGCATTCAACTAGTGTTTAAGAATTCGATTTTCACTTATGCCATTGATGACGATTTGATGTTACGTGATCTAAATTTGGGATCGGCATCGGTACCTTCGAGTATTCCAGGACATTTTAACCTCTCTTATCCGCAAACTGATTTTCAGCTTTTGATGCTGTATGATCCGGATATTACCTATAGTGATTTTGCTGGTGGTACCCAAATGGTGAACGGAGATCTTCTGAATCGATTCACTTATGTGTATAATGAAGCATTACAAAGATATGATCTCACCTATGGCCATGACGGTAATCCAGTGAAAATCTCCGGCATGTTTGCAATAAGTGATCTGGGATTGAGAAAGCAATTGTATTCTCCACAGCCATATCTTGCAGCAATCGTAAGACGTGTAATTGAGGCTCTTGGATTTCAAATGGGGGTTAATGAGATTGTGACCAAATCGACCTGGAAGAATGCAATTATTGTGAATAATTCAACCACAATGCGATATGCTGACATGGTGCCTGATTGGACAGTGAGAAAATTCATTGATCAAGTTCAGTTATGGCAAAATTGCAGATTTATTTACAATCCGATTACCGGAGTTGTAGATATAAGGTATAACCATTTGAGCAATGATAATGCTGAGCTGGTGGAATTAACGGTGCTGGATGATTTTACCGGAGCTACTGACGAAGTTGATCCTGTGATGAACCGTCAACGCAATATCGAATATAATCTTCCGGCGACGAATATCTATAAATATACTGACCTCGGGGATTTGAGAGATAAGTTTTTAAATGTCACAACCAGCGCAGGAACTTTAGGTGAATTAATAAACAGCATGAAGGCGGTTCATAATCCTCACTGGATATATCAATTTGAAGATGCTAAGCTGATTTTGCGTGAGGATGAAGTGCCTGCATTTGTTGATGAATATGGAATGTTGAGAAATAATCCAAACAAAAAGGGTGCTGATGAAACTCTTGATATTATCCCGGCTGAGATGGCGCTGATTAAGTTTTATGTTCGCGGACGAATGGAAACAACTACCTCAAGTTATATTTATTTGATGGTGCCGGTAGTACGCAACTCGCAGATATTGAACGTGAACTTTGATGATGAAGATAACTTTATTTCGGTTGAAGATGCGATAAATGATTCATCCCTTGTATCTGAAGACACCGAAACAAAAGATGTGATGCAAATTGTGATGTTCAGCGGTGATAGACAATATACATTGTATGGATCAGTAACCAACCTGGTGTTTGATGGTATGCCTGAGGCTTACACCCGGCACGTTTCCGACATCTATCCTGATGGTGGGTATCATACAATTGTAGCCTCAAATCCAGTTGTACAAAATCCATTATCACTTCAATTCTTAAATGAGCATTTGTACAGCAAGGAAGCCGAAATAGACGCAACCAAACTCTACCGGTTCCGCTTCTTTACTCCTATAAAGGATCTTGATATTACTGACACATTCGTAATAAATGGTGAGTATTACCGTGCCTTTCAATTTAACAAAAAGATAAACATTGATGGCATGGAAGAAGTAATTGAAGGTGAGTTTTTTAAATTGAAATAACGAAACATAAATATTCAACAAACAAAATAAAGAAATAAATCATGGCAATAGAACTTGAAAAAATAAAATCTTGGGACGGACAATCAGGCACCGGTGCCGATAACAGGGGTGTGATTGATAGGAATTTTGATAAGGTGAAAACTGAGTTGGAGGGAAATAAAGCTGAAATAGTTCAATTAGCGGGCGATGTTAATGTATTGAACTACAATGTTAGTGTCATAACTCAGCCTACTCGAAATCTATATTCGGCCGAGTATGAAAATATAAATTATCAAGTAGATATTAATGGAATAGTAGGATTGATCTCACCTTCGTGGATGGGGACATTGATGCCTATATCTCCATCTACTGAGTATAGCATTCAAAATGGGTCGAACCTTTATGGCCATGGACTAGTGGGGGACTTGGCTTACTTAGATAGTAGCAAAGTAAAAATATCAAGTGTTGACATGAATACACTTCCGGTAGCAGGATTAAAAGGAAGAAAATTCACTACCCCCGCAAATTGTGCTTATTTAGCCTTCAATAGTAAAGTTGGAATATACGATTTCTCAAATTCATTACAGGTAGAACTTGGAGGTATAGCTACAAGCTATACACTTCATATGAATATAAAAAGTTCAAGAATAGATACTCTTGAGGCTGACGTAGCTCGATTGAACCTATTACCCCCCGAACTTTCACTTGAAGATCCATCCATTACAATTGGATCTCACCCAGTTGGTTCCCAGCAACTTACACCAGACGTTACTTTTGTAAGAGCCGAACCTGTTGCTACTCGATCAGTATTGAAATCCGCTAAACTTTCAGTCTTTACTTCTAATATAGAATGTAAAATAGTTATATTGGGAAGCGATAAGATAGTCAAATCAATTATAGACTTTGAATTTACCGGTCTTGAAACAACTATTCCCGGTAATATAATTGTAGAAGCTGGAGATTTCATTGGAACATATTCCCCTATAAGAGTTTTCGGACTTTCGAGTGGTGGTACTATTTACACTTGGTACAAGGCTGGATCTCCAACTGTAGGAGCAGAATTCACTGATATGTATGCAACTCCAATTTATATGGACCCTTTATATGTGGTAGCTCCTATCGAAAGTGTAAAGACCGTAGTTTCAAGTAACACCAATAGAATCACAGCATTAGAAGGTAGTACAACCAGTAGTGCAGTCACTGTTGAGGACGCAACTGTAGCAATGTATATGGGTTCATCTTTGACCGATTCATATTATCAGCCCAAATCTACTTCTTGGATAGAACGATTGAATGACATTACAGATGTTTGTATCGTGAATAATGGTACGTCAGGACGTAATTTAAAGACCAATATGACCGCTGTAGTTTCGAATGATACTATCAGGCATGACTCAGGGAATACCCCAAAAGGTTTGAAACCTAATTTTATCATATGGAATAATTCAGCTAATGGAACTCCTGCAGGGATTACTGGGAAACAACAATTGATGAATGCAAAAGAGATCACTGAATCCCTTGGGGCAAAGATGGTATTGGGGAGTGAGGAGGATTTCAATAATATAGCAAAAGCCTTGGAAGACACATATAAGTCTTTTGCAAATGAATGGGGCCTTATTTATTCTCCTATGATACAGGTATGGAGAAAATGTTACCCCTCGGGAAATCCTTATCTCGGATTCATGGGTTCAAACCATTCGGGTTACAGATCAATGGCCCCTTATTCAATGCACAGAGATATGCTTGACTCTCTACCCATTTACAAAAATGTAAAGATGTTTAAAGTTAGACCTACTTATAAAGCTGGGTCTCCTGCAATAACTGATTTGGTTTTTGATAACAATAAACAAAGGATCAAATTTTTTACTGCAATATCATCTGGAGCTGACGACTCAATAGGAACGGGGGCTCTTGATAATCTTGACGATCATGCGTATGATGTATCAGGGGGAAGCAATGATGGGATTTCAATTTCTGAGATTTCATTGATGAGAAGAAATTCGATTGTAACATTTAATAAATATGCTTTAATTGAATTCATAGTTGATAAAATAAAAATAACTAAAGCAGATTTTGAAGTAACAAGTGTAGTGAACCCAACAACTGTTTATTTGGCAGTCACTAAAAATACGTCCACTACTTTCAATGATTCTCCGAGAACGGAATTTATCTCTGTTCCTTTTACTTATTCAGGGGGAAAGATCCTTTGCTCAGTAACTCGGACCGACTATGATATTCAACTCTACGATAAGGTGAGAATCATTATTTATTATTCTGGGGGGTCATTCTCTTTGGGAAGTCCAAAATTATCAAATTATGATGGAGTGGAAAAACCAAAACCTGTACAAGGTAAATATGATTACAGGCAATTTGGGATAGAACTTAATCCTTTGACTTCATTCCCTTCTTCTGGGCATGGTTGGACTTTAGGGGGGACATCCACAGTAAAAGCTTTTCCAATAGAATTGGCAAATTATACCTCATACAACGCAGTCAAGAGTCATCTTCAATTGCAAGATGATACGGCTACAGCTACAAAGACAATTGCGCTGAATGATGTATGTACAAAAGTTGCTATAAGAGTCATTGCTCAGAATTTTTATAAAATAGCAACAACAAGGTTTGTAGGGACTGGGATTGAATCCTCTGAGTATTTAGCAACTACTCCTCAAGTAATTCCTTACGATTATGACTATGGTCATCTAAGACTTATCATCAATGATAATATAGTCAAGGACTTTATGGTCTTGCAAGGGTGGCATGAGTTATATGTTGAAATAGATTTGAACCCTACCGATACACAAATCAAATTGGCTCTCTCAAGAAATTCACTGGTGGATGCAAGTTTTGGCAATGCAAATTGCCCTATCTTAATACACGATATTTCAGTTCAAAAATTAAAATAATCGAAAACAACAATGGAGAAAATAATCGTGACACTGTGGATACGGAGAATCAATTTTCAATTCTCCACAAATCAGGATAGCTCAATTAGATGACTAATTGAACTAAATCATTAATAAAGTCAATACATAAGTGAATAAATTAGATACTCATTTTTACAGTTTCTGTATCTAAATGAACTTGTTTTAACTCTATATCAGACAAATGCCGAACCGTATGCTTGACTAGCTCAATATCCTCTGGATCTGCGTTTGTGCCGAAATAAATACTGGTGAGCTTACCTAAATAAGGATTAAGCTCACCTTTTTCATTTGGATCCTTACATATCATATAACATCTAATTTCCTCCTCATATTCCCAGTTTTTAAATTTTTGAGTTAAAAACTTTCCATTAGTATAGGCATTCAAAGATAGATGACCTGATGGAAGTCTCTCAACTGAGTCTAAAGTTGTTATAGAATTATCATACTTTATTGGTCGTAACTGCCTCTTAAGTTTTTCCCAGTCTATATCCCATTCCAAACAAACTCCTTTATGACCTTCTGCATAATGTGACCACATTAAAATATTATCCATATTTAAAGAAAAACAGCAAGCACATATTTCGGATAACATTTTTTTATAAGTATCTGTACCGGTTTTGTCAATATAAAAACATTCATGAGGATCGTTTAAGTACTGTATTTTAGAATACCAATTAGCTTGTATCCTTAAACTATTCAAGAGATTAATGTTAATAGCATGGTATTTATATATTTTCATTGATATATATATTAATTTGACAATTCAACAAAGATAATTCTTTTACTTATAATCCAAACTTATCAAAACACTTCACTCCCTCCTGTTTTGATTCATCAAGAACATGGGCATATATCATTGTTTCACTCAATGAACTATGCCCTAAAATTTGTTGTAAAGCTGTGATATCTTTTGTTTTTGAAAGAAAATAAGTTGCATAAGTGTGCCTTCCGGACTTATGAGTTATATGTTTATTTATTTCAAGATCTTTAGTTATTTCTTTCAGAAATCTATTCATTGTTTGATCCGCCGGTAGGCCTTGAAATATTTTACCTTTTTTTCTGGTGCCAACAACATTATGCACAATCATTTTGAGTGGTTCTGAAAGCGGAATCACAATCGGTTCTGGTTTTGAATTTCTGTTTTTTACGCGATAATATACAAATGAATCATCGGAAAATTGTTCAAGTGTTATATTACGAGAATCTGTTACATGTAAAGATGAAAAGCACATGAACAAGAAGAACTCCAGGGTGCGATGATATTTATCTTCAAGTACACCTGCCTTATATGCATCGACAAGTATTTTCAACTCATCTTCTGTAAGATAAGTGTAACTTGGAGTGCCACGCTTTAACTTGAAGTTTGCAAAAGGGTTTTCATCCATGTAACCCATTTTATAAGCTGCTAAAACATACTTTTTAAAGATTGTAAGATTCTTATGAACTGTATTGTCACAGTTTTTCAGATCCTTTTTCAGATAAATAAAGTATCTATTGAGCCAGTCTTCTGTGATATCATCGAAATGCAAGCTTGGCTGGAAGTCTTCAACTTTTTTAAGTACAGTTTTATGAGTGTAGTTTGTAGTAACCTCATTCCCGAAATTGATATTTCTTTTGTTTGCTTTAATGAATTCAAAGAATGTTGAGTAATCACTTGGGCGGTTGTAAGCACGCAGGAAAGCATCGCGAGTGAGTGTTTTATCCCTAAGTCGGTATTTGACAAATACATCGTTAATCCTTGCACGGATATTTTCAATTATTCGATTCTTATCCGCATAATCGGGATCAGATCCCTTTACGATCATTTTCTTTTTATCCCAGTGTTTTTTCTCACATCTGACTTTTGAAGAGAAGTGCACTCTTTCGCTTTTCACATAAAAGCTAAACCAAACGATCCCTTCTGAGGATGATTTGTATTCGCGGAGGTAAATATTCAATTTCACCAT